CACTCTAAGCCCTACAGCAGCGGCTTCTCGTCGAGCCGGGACACCTATGTCTGTGAGGAGGGAAGCCTCTAGAATAACACCTGAAAGAAGGAAAAGAGCCGCCGAAATTAGAGATAAAAAAGAAAGAACTACAGAAGAAACTGAGTTTTTAGCAAACTTTAACAAAGACCTTTCCTTTCTAGAGGGCCAGTTAGACCAGACTCAGTTGTTAAAAACCGGCAGGGGAGAACCAACTCAAGGAGTTATGAAATCTTTTGAAAACGTACAGGCCCTCGGTAAAGGTCCTTTAAGCCCTGACGTTCTTGAGAAAGCTGCTTCTTTATCTGACCCTTTAGCAAAAAGAGGAATAAAAGTAAACAAGAATAATCTGGCTGTTGTTGAAGAAAGAATCAGAAAGGCTCAGGGAATAGGGCCTAATGAAAAAGTAGAAGTTGTTATAAGAAACCCCAGTGCTTTTTCCGACATAGGGAAAGAAAGCTTAAGAGGTCCGAATAAAGAAGCGACTAGAGTTTTCCATGCAAGAGCCAGTTTACAAAAGTATTTCCCAGAAAAGAAAGACTTCTCAGACCAAGAATTGAGAGAAACTGTGGCTATGACTAGGCTCCCAGACGATAAACTATACAACCTATCTAGCGGTAAAGAGGCTAACCGTTACGAACAGTTTTTATATAAACTCACTGAGCTTAAAAAGTACGGGACAAAAGGAAGATCCAGCAAAGACACAATTGACATGTACTATAAGTACAAGAGGATGGAACAAGACGGAACAAAGCTGAGAAAACCCCAACAAGAAATATACGACGGAATGAAGGCTAGGATACAACAAGTCTCAGAAAAAGTCGATGTCCGAGATGGGTCTGCTTACTTTCAAGGTTCTCATTTATCTTCCGCAAAAGGTTTAGGTGGTGTCAATGACCAGTACATAATGAACAAAAAGGGAGATTTCGTTCATTTCATTAACGATGAGAACGACCTTTTCGGACAAACTGTTCCGGGTGACTCACGGGTTTTGTCAATAACTTCTCCTAACGGCTATAACATGTTTGCTGCTGCTGGTAGAGTACCTGCATCAAAACCAAGCCCTTCTAAAGAAACTTTTCAACGAGAGTTGCAAGAAATGGGAGCAGAGCCTGTCAGCGCACTGCCTAAAGGAATGTTAGAGCAAGCAGCAGTAGGGGTACAGAAACAACCCCGACCTAACTTACGTCCGTCTGATTTTAAAAATGTAGCTGCTGCTGGGACTTTAGCTGCGGGAGCGTCCAGAGAAAGATAGGGGTCACTTAAGACCCCCAGTTCACTCTAAATCTCGCAACTGTTGCCGACACAGGCCAACTGCTGCGACCCTTCGGTCATGTCAGAAGCCTCTGAGATGTTCCAGTCGATAGCCTTGGGAAAATCTTTGACTAGCTTCTGGTACGTCTCTAGGTCCACTGGCTCATAAGGTGCCTGTTGGTACGTGTGTTCTGCATAAGGCAGGAAGCTGATGCCACTGACCTTGTCGAACTTGTTGTACAACCACTGCCCCACCTCTAGGAACTCATCGTCCCTGTAGTAGCAAGTCATGGACGGCTTGTGTTCACACCAGAAGTCCTGATACAGCTCCCACAGCCTGAGCTGCTCCATAGCACCCATGTCCGTAGCCACCACAGCCTTCTTAGGAGACTTAATGGGGAACGAGAAGACCTTAGTAGTAGCAGAAGTCACGTCTAGTTCCACAGGGACTCCAGAGGCCTCTAGGACACCACACAAGGGGTCTCGTGCGTCTGCTCTTACTCGTCTAATGTATTGCTCCGCATATCTAGGGTGGATGCCAGACGCGCTATCGACCAACTGAGATACAGTACCGGAAGGCTTAACAGCAGTAATGGCAGTGCTAACATTGATGCCAAGGCGTTTAGCCCAAACACGGTTAGTTTCAATAGCTTCCTCTTTAAGCTGAGTGAGCCAGTACTGTAGATCTTCACTGTTTTTCCTCCCTGACATAACTGGATGGTCCATGATGCCAGTTAGTGACACCCCTAGCAACGCTTCTTCTTCTGTGTTGTCCTTCCAGATCTTACGCAAGTACCTGAAGTCAGTCAGGGTTGCCTGTAATGTACCTAAGATAGCAGCAGCTCGTACCTTCAGCCGTAGGCTTTCCAAGGTGTCATTAGCTCGCACCACTACTTCCGACAAGTTACAGAACTGGTAAGGTCTCAGGATAATCTCTGAACATGGGTTAGTCCCGAAGTCAAAGGTAGCGTCCCTGCGTCCATTCTTTTCAGCCTGACGCTGACTAGCGACACGACTAAAGACACCTCGTTCCCCTGAGCGTGACTCGTACAGAGACTTCCACTCGTTCAAGAAGGCTTCAAAGTCAGGCTTCTCTGTGTAGCAGGCTGAGTTGTTAGCCAAGCCACGCTGGGGATTATCTACCCACCATTGCCCTGATTTGCTTCGACGTATCCTATCGTCAGTGAGGTTACTAAGACTGATGAGAGCACTTCTTCTAACCCCTCCGACAACGACGATCTGTGCAATTTTACAGCATATATCGTGGCACTCAATGGAGCTAAGTCTTCGACCTCCAGCGGATCTGAAAACATCGACCGTGAAGTGAAACAGATCAACAAGAGGTTCTGGACCAGATGCTCGACCTCCGAAAGTCTTAAGGGCTGCCCCCGCAGCTCTAACTCCAGACACGTCCCACTTTGGTACTTGACCGCTAAAGAGCATTGCGATAAGTTCTCGGTATGCTTTAGCCCATCCAATTTTGCTGTCAGCGACGTGTATAACGGTATCTGTATCATGGAACTCCTCTGCTACTTCAGGCAGCTTACTGATGTACTGACGTTCAACGCTGAAGCCCACCCCAGTTCCACACATAAGGATGTACATCATTTCGTCGAAGGCTTTAGGGTGGTCGATAGGTAGGTAGGAGCAGTTAAACCCAGCTACATTGTCTCTGTCCAAGGCTTCCCCGGCGGTCATAAGCGCCCTCATGCTGGGCATAACGCCTAGGTCATGCACAGGGACGTAAAGCTCCAAGGCTTCTTTCTCCGTGAGTTTACCCTTTGAAACCCAGAAGTCCAAGTAACGGTTCACGGTTTCTACCCATGTCTCCCGTCGTTGTTCCTCTGGTAGATACCTAGCGTACCGGGACTTGTGTATGTACTGTTGATATGCGTCCATCATAATTCGTATTCTCCTCCTGTTAGTAACGATAGTTTTAACTGGTCTAATAAGAAAGCCAGCTCGTACGTGTCCATGTTAGTGGAAACCATGACGTACTCTTCGGACTTGATGATACAGAGAGCGTCCCTGTAAGAACTCAAGTCTTCGTTTTCCGTTATGAGTTTAAACACTTCAGGCACGTTGATCCTGTCTGTGTCCTGCTTGTTTCCTCCGAAAGCCCCTTCTATTACTTTCATTCCAGCACCGCCTGTTCTTTGACCATTTTGTTTAAGTACCACTGAGCCTTTTGCAAGTCCTGTAAGCCATTCTTGTAGCGCCACCTGTGTAAATATTTTATCACATTTCCCTCACAGTAGTCAATAATGCCGTCTCCTAACTGCTGCTTGATGTAGTCAATGGCCTCTGTACCGCCTTGGTTGTAGTGCTTTGGTTTACTAACTGCGTCCCATTCTTCAGGTGTCGCTAGGTCAATACTCATCTTCGTCCTCCTCTTCAAATGCTAACTCCTCGGCAAAGTACTCTAGTCTGTTTATCAGTTTGTCCTCGAATCTGTCCAGAAGCTCCTCAGAGGTTATCTCCAGTGTTTCCAAAAAGTCTTCAGGGTCGTAAGTCCGTAGCAGACGTTCCTTAATTTCTTCCATTGTTAGAGACATCTTCTATCAACTCCTCTAGTGTATCTAATGTGTACCACGAAAGACCTTCTTTCTCACACCATTCAGACATTGTCATTTTAGAACCCTTCCTGACTTTCTTGTTAGGACCCATAAGAACAAACACAAGTCTCTGGTAGCTCTCTAGGCTGTCCCTGACTGCTTTGTACTTCTGGGTGTCTCCTTCTCTGAAGAACCCCTTACACTCGACTAGCGTGTCACTAGCCATGTGTACAAAGTCCGGCCTATAGTTGCGGTGGGTAGTATAAGGAACCGTAAAAGGTTCGTACTCAAACCCCTCCAGTACCTTCGCAGTTTCCTCCTCAAAAATACTACGAAACTTCGATTTCTTGGACTTTCGGCTCATATTTTACCTCTACTAAATAACGTGGACCTGATGAATATGCGAACCCTCTTACGGTAGGCCAGCACTGTTTTTTGTAAGAGCAGTAGGAGCATCCTATGGCGAGTTTCTGGTTTCCACTCTTTCCATCTGCGATAGGCTCGTAACATGCCTCGGGTGGCTCCTCCTGCTCCACTAGCTTTTTTATGCGTTCGATCCTTTCCTCCATATCATAGGATATTAGGTCGTACACAGGAGCTTGTGTGTCCTCTGAGTCGTACAGTAGGTAAGTCAGGTAGCCATTCTGTTTGTCCATTGCCAGCCAGCCAAACTTGGTTTCACCTTCTGAGTGAGCGTAGCCCTTGATCTGACCTATGTACCCAAAAGGGTCGTCATAAGCCAGAGTACCGTCTCTAAACTTCTTAAAACCGAAGGTGGAAGTAGACTTCACGTCCGTCACAATCCCGTCGATTCTACAGTCCATAGACCCTTTGATGCCCTTGACCTCACACTTCTTCTGCTCATCTGTCACCTTGTGACCAGCAGCTCTTGTGAGGAACAGTAGCAGTTCTTCAATGATATGTCCGTAGAGGAACTTGAC